GGTGATGTCGATGTCTTTATGACATCTGACTGGGGGATTTCTCTCATCAATAAGTATAGGACCTTGTTCGATCCTGTACTTAAAGGTGTAGATGTACATCCGATTAATAATCCCTTCAGGGATAATTACTTGGATGTATCCCAGTGTCTCGGAGGAAAGATTGCTTTCATACAGGAGCCAGGTGGTAAGCTACGGAGCGTAGCCTCACCCTTTGTCCTGTACCAACTTGCTTTACAGCACTTTGGGAAAGCAACTTATGACTTTGTATGTCATAAGCTCCCATGGGATTGTACCCATGACCAGTCTAAACCTATACCAGTTCTCAAGGCCAATCTGGAACAAGGCTTACAGATCCACTCTGTGGACCTGTCATCTGCAACTGACTACTTTCCTTTGGAATTTCAGTCAATGTGCATGCGTGCCTTGTTCGGCAACATCCCTGATATCGATCTTTTTGAGACGATATCAAGGTCCAATTGGATATCACCTATTGGTGCTGTCCGTTGGAACCGTGGCCAACCGCTAGGATTGTATCCTAGCTTTGCTGTTTTTACAGCTAGTCACGGTTTGTTGCTCTGGTACCTAAATGGTTGTCATTGGAACGAAGATTTCTTCGTTCTTGGTGACGATGTCGTCATCCTTAGGGATGACTTACATCAACTCTATTTACGTACCTTAGCAGATTGGGGTTGTCCTCACTCACCTGATAAGAGCATTAGCTCGAATCAGATTTGTGAATTTGCAGGTAAAGTTATTACCCGCAAATCAGTCACGTCACAATTCAAGTGGCGTGAGATCAGCAATAACAACTTCGTTGATATTGCTCGTCAACTGGGACAACGATCTAGAATCTTACTTTCCCGAAAACAGAAGGCAGTGTTTGATTTAATCAAACATTGTTCTTCTCCCTTAGGACTTGGTTACTCTTACAAGGGTAGTACCCTTGCAGAGCTCGAGTTTAATACTCAACAAATCTTTGGGGTCAGGGACGAAAAGATCCTGGATTCCTTGGTGGACCAAGCGGGTGTTATTCATAAGAATCTTTACGGTTCTATGAATGACACCACAGGACGACTACTCCAACAGACTCAGGGTAACTACCAGAGTCTTGTCGGTATGGTCGCAACCTTCGACAAGAAGGTTCGC